TTTTATAAAGCATATGGTACAAGCACACTTATGTAATGGTGTTTGGCAGGTTCGATTCCTGCATGCTTTACTAGTAATCAATCAAGTAATCAATTAACTAAATCAATTATTATGTTAGCACTATGCTTATTTTTGTCCATGGCGACACTCGGTATTATGATGTTGTTATACTTTGAATCAAAAGATAACAAACGTTTAAACAGTCTATTAGATGATTATCGAACTAGACGATATAAAGATGAACAAACTCTTGCCAAAATGGAAGAGTTAATTACAACTCACAAAGATTTCTATCGTGAGACTGTAAACGACTATAAATCTATCATTGTAAATATGACAGATAAGATTAAAGATCCTCTTGAGAAACTTAAATCTCACGGTAAAGCAGCTAAACCTGCAATTGACCTTAAAGATTTCTCAAAGAAATTAAATAAAGAGGTTAATGGACTCAAAGAAATGATGTTAGAAGGTCCAGAAGTTGGAATCACTGAGTAAGTGATTGTTAGCAATCCTAAGCATGATATAAAACTGCTTTATTTTAAACTTGTAATCAACAATCAATTAATAATTAACTAAAATCAACAAAAAGATGGCACAAACAGCTATTAAAACAACAGAAATTGTAACTGAAGAACCAAGAATAGTTGCAGTAAACCCAACAAAAAACAAAGATTGGGTACAACTCGTAGTAAGATGCGAGAGAGAAAAGAAGAATAACTCTTCAAATTTAGAAGCTAGCATATTTTCTGCAGGTAATCTAAATACAAATGTAGAGAAACTTATTGCATGGCGTTCAGTTCATGTAGATTTTCTTGAAGCTTATGGTATTGATTATGACCCTGTTAATGGACAAATCACTGATCCAAGTGGTTACACATTAATGACAGGAATGGAAAGAGTTAATGATAACGAATCTATTCCAGAATCATTTCCAGAGTGTAAAATATGGGTTAACGAGACTTTTAAACAAATTGTTTCTACAGATGGAACATATATACAAAAGCCAAAGATAAACCCAGCAACAAATGCAGTTCTTTGCAACCAAGGTAAACCAATTTATCTTAACCGTGAATTAACATTTGATATGACTAAAGAAGATGTATATATCTCACACGATAATACATCACCAAATGAAGTTGTATCTGATAGTTCATCACCATTTGGTGAATTAGATGCTTAATGAGTAAGGAGGCTACAATAATAGATATGGGGAACAATACGTTCTTCGTATCTATTGTTTTCAGTGTTGGGATTATACAATTCGTAGATGAGAGCACAGGAAAAACAGTGGTTATTCCTAATGTTACACGTAGAGAGGTTGAAGAATACGAAAATGGAGCATCAATTAATGATGCATTTCCAGCAATGACATCTCTTAACAAAAAAGCATTAGAAACTAGAATGAACGGAATAGATAACATAACCTTAAATTAAATCAAAATGATAACAGTAACTTTTGTATTAGCAGTTATAGCTAACATTATTGCAGTGTTTACATTATTAGTAAATATGTCTACAGATAAAGCATTACAAGACCTAGACAATGGTGTTAGAGAATGTATAGCATATTCACGCACTAATAAACTACTTATTGACACTTTAGACAACAAAGTAAACAAGCCTAAAGCTAAAAGAGGTAGACCAAAGAAGAATGTTAAACCTGTTGTACACCATCTCAATGGAAAGCAATAAGGAATTTATTACTCGTATGGTATTATTAATCAACGAGTTACCAGAAGAAAAGAGGCGTGATTATTTCACGCTTCTTCCTTTTCTAGATGTACAGTTAACTCTTAGAGATAATTTGTTTATTATCGAATTAATCACTAATCTTGAGTTTCATTTAATAGAAAAATTAGATTGGTATGGTAGAGCAAAGATTAAAAAACAACTCCGAGAAGAACTTAGAAATTTCTGTGACACAAGTAAACATTCTTTCTCGTTTTATGACGATGACAAAGAGTAAGTGTAACAAATTTTGGGCCGTAAGGCATATAGATAGAATATTAAAAATACTAAACAGACATCTAAATGATACAATTCGTAGGAAACCCAAAGCTTCTTGATTGTTGTGCTACATGCACAGATCTAGAACCTGTAATAAACTATTGTAAAGACAAGAAAATACTTGCAATAGACACTGAAACTACAGGACTGAATCATATTGACGACAAAATGATTATGTTTCAGATAGGTGATAAAGATATGCAGTTTGTTATTGATACAAGATACATAGATATAACACCTCTTAAATTCATACTAGAAGACTCTGAAATACTTAAGATACTACATAATGTTAAGTTTGATTATAAGTTTATTATGAAACATAATATTAGACTTAATAATGTGTGGGATACTATGCTAACCTCACAGGTTATACATTGTGGTAAACAGATGTCACATAGTTTACTTAATGTTCTTGAAAGAGAGTTAGATATAACTATGGATAAATCTATAAGAGCTAGTTTTATTATAAAAGGTAGCGATGAGTTCACTGAAACAGAGATCAAGTATGGTGCTAGAGATGTAGAATATCTTATAGAACTATATAATAATCAAACAGTTACAGTGATACAGCATAATCTTATACATACAGCAGAACTTGAGAACAAAGCTGCGCTAGCGTATGCAGACATCGAGTACAATGGTATTGGATTGGATAAAGATAACTGGATTAAACTTGCACAAAAAGCAGCTTACAAAGTTACAAGTATGTGCAACACTCTAGATACATACATAGAATCTAATCCAAAACTTAATAAGTTTATAGATGATTATGTACAAGGTGATTTATTTATGGATGTAACACAGCTTAGAAAAGTAAATGTAAAATGGTCATCACCAAAACAAGTGTTAGATGTATTTAAAACATATGGCTTAGATGTGGAAGATGTGAACGGTAAGAATTTATACGTGCACAGTAAAGATCCATTTGTTAAAACATATATTAAGTACAAAGAGCAAGCCAAACTGGCTACAAGTTATGGTGATAAGTTTTTTGAGAATGTAGATAGTGACGGTAGAGTCCGTACAAGCTTTAAACAAATACTAAATACAGGTAGAGTTGCATCAGGTAGACCCAATATGCAACAGATACCAGCACACAATGATTATCGTAATTGCTTTGTTAGTGGTTATGATGATTGGGTATTTGTATCAGGCGACTACAGCTCACAAGAGCTATGTATTATAGCCACAGGGAGTAAAGATCCTGTGTGGATTAAAGCGTTAGAAGATGGAAAAGATCTTCATAGCGTGTGTGCAGATTTAGTTTATGGTAGAGAGTGGTATGAAGCCGCTGAAGAAGACTGTGCTTATTTTGTAGGCAATGCCAAACAAAAATGCAATTGTCCTAGACATAAAAAGCTGCGCACAAATGTAAAAAGTATAAACTTCGGTTTAGCCTATGGTATGGGCCCACACAAATTAGCTGATACATTATTAATAACTATCAAAGAAGCAGAAAGATTAATTCAGAAATACTTTACAGCATTTCCTGCAATTAAAAACTTTCTTGAGTCTCTTGGTAATTATGGTAAGCAGAATGGACATATTAAAACATATGCACCGTATCGTCGTATCAGATGGTTTGAAGAGTGGCAAGGAGAAAGAACAGATAAGGCTATGATGGGTAAGATAGAGCGTGCTAGCAAGAACACACCTATACAAGGTAGTGGTGCTGACATGTGTAAGTCTGCACTTGTTATGGTACGTGATCATATACATCACAACAACTTACCTGTTAAACTAGTGATGACAGTTCATGATCAGATCGACACAATTGTACACAAAAGCTACGCAGACACGTGGAAGTACACATTGCAAGACATCATGGAAACATCAACACTAGATATTATACCATCAGGGCTACTAAAAGCAGAGACAGAAATATCAACAGTATGGAAAAAGTAAGTAGTAGGACAGAGAGGCAGCTTGAGATAGTTCAGAAGTTTGCTGATAATAAAGGTAGAGGTACATTACTAGCAGCTACAGGTTTTGGTAAAACATTTACAGCAATCATGGTTATACTAAGATTGCTTAAGTCTAGGCCAAACGGTAGTGTAATAATAGTTGTGCCTACAATTAACCTTAAAAATCAGTGGAAGAAAGAGTTGCGTAAGAATAAAGTAGATAAGAGCTGCAGTGTAATTGTTATCAATACTGCATATAAAAGTAAACAAAGTTGTGATTTACTTATATGTGATGAGATACATGCATATGGTGCAGAACAGTTTATCAAAGTGTTTGATAAGATTAAATATCAATACATTTTTGGTCTTACAGCTACAATAGAACGCTCAGATGGTATGCATGAAGTATTACTAAAGTATGCACCTGTTATTGATGAAGTTCCTATTGAAGAATGTCATCAGAATGAGTGGGTTAGTGATTATCTTGTATACAATCTAGCTGTACCTATGTATGATGACGAGCAAATTGCATATGATAAAGCAAATAAGAAGTTTAGATATGCCGCAGGTAGACTAGGCTTTGGTGGTGCACAATCATTTAACAATGCTCGTAAGTATCTACAAGACAGTAGTGCTGATCCTGGATTACGTGCAGCTGCAGCTATATATTATAACTCTATGCGTGAGCGTGGTGATATATGTAAGAATTCTCAAGCTAAAATACCTGTTATTAAAGAGTTGCTAGAAAAGTTTGATGACCGTAAAGCTTTGCTATTCAGTGCTTCAACTAAATTTGCAGATGAAGTACAAGAAGAGCTAGGTGATATGTGTCTAAGTTTTCACAGCAAGCGTACAAAAAAACAGCAGGTAGAAATACTTAAGAAGTTCAAGGATGGACGAACAAAACAACGTGTAATCAGCAGTGTTAAAGCTCTGAATGCAGGTTTTGATGTCCCTGATTGTTCTCTTGGTATTGTAGCTGCAGGTAATTCTAAGAAATTAGATAACATACAGCGTACAGGCCGTATCATTCGTTATGTACCAGGTAAGACAGCAATTATTATTAATCTCTATGCGCCTAACACGCAGGAAGTCTCGTGGCTCAACAAGCGACAAGAAGGACAGAATGTAGTGTGGGCTGAAAGCATAGAAGAAATTACAGTGTAAATTAGGCATGAGTGATGCGGTTAAACTCTAATAATCCCAGCTACCGAGCGTAAGACTTCGATACAAAACCTGGGAGCCTATTTTCTAAAAGCTAAAACAGCTACGGATAAGAACTACGAAGCAATCTTTTAGGAGTACGCTAAGAGTGCGCAAGGTAGAAGTAGAGGACGCGATACCACGAAAGCCCTTACCGAGTCTGGAGTCACTGACGAGTGACATAGCTTTTTTATAACCCTCCTAAATCTTTACTTAATTTTTGGATTTAATTTACTTTTTTTGCATTGGAGGGTTTAGTACGTGAGCAAGCTACGTGAACGCTGCAAAATATACGAGAGTGGGCTGCGTGAGTGCTACATATTCAAATCCTAGCTTTAAGCAATATGGGCTAGGTTGTTCTGTCAGGGAGGTTAAAGAAATGGTCGTCGGCGGCCTCCCTGATTTAACTTAAACCATATATTATGGAAATATTTTTAGGAGTAATTACTGTCATATTATTATATGTGACATTTGAAACAATTAAATTAAAGAAAAAAGAAAAGTATGAACGAATCACAGAATCTAGCAAAACGAGTGGAAGAGCTAGAAAAAGCGGAAGTACGCCACACAAAAGTAATAGAAAAACTAATAGACACAGTGGCAAAGCTAGAAATAGCAAATAACATACAAAATGTTATAAATCAAGCAAACTATGCTGGTAACCAAGACGACAAGAAAGACATTTCTGATTCGTCACTCAGGCCGTAGCACAGATTTTATATCTCCATCCTTTGGCTATGGCTGTTTATATAATTGCTCATATTGTTATATGAAACGCCATAAGCCTGAAGGATTGAGTGTAGCTACTAACATTGGTGATATACTTACAGAGCTTAACAACCATGCATACTTTACACCAGTAGAGAAACCTAATCAGACGCACGCAGAGTATACTACATATGACATTAGTTGTAACGAAGACTTTGCACTACATGCTAAATACTATGATTGGGAAAGGATCTTTGCATTTTTTAGAGATCATCCTGTTGCAATGGGTTCGTTTGCTACTAAGTATGTTAATCCTAAATTACTAGATTTTGATCCGCAAGGTAAAATACGAGTTAGATTTAGTTTGATGCCACAGTATATGTCAACACTGCACGAACCAGGCACATCTAAAATCATAGATAGAATTAAAGCTATCAATGCATTTATAGAAGCAGGTTACGATGTACATGTTAACTTTAGTCCTGTTATTGTAGAAGATAATTGGCTAGAGGATTACGAAGAACTGTTTGATATGCTTAACGATTATGTTGAGTATAAAGATCAAGTTAAAGCAGAAGTAATATTTTTAACACATAATGAAAAGAAACATGAGGCAAACTTAGAGAAACACCCTGAAACAGAAGTACACCTATGGAATCCTGCAATACAGGAAGAGAAAGTCTCGCAGTATGGTGGAACTAACATTAGGTATGCTAGACATTTAAAGTATTTGTATATAGATGCATTTAAAGCTTTACATGAAAAGATTATACCTTGGAACACAATTAGATACATATTTTAGTATGAAAAAAGGATACCATAATTACACTCCTATAGTTAAACAAGAGGAGAAAGTAGAAACTAAAAAAGGATGCTCTTTTACAGGGATAATACATCCTGAAGAAACTAAATTTGTTACGGATGATATATTTAAACTTATGTTTGGATATGAATATCCTAAAATTTACCCAAAACAATCAGTAGTACAAACAATTAAATACCCTAAAACAGACGGAAGCAATGGCAAAATTAGTAGATTTCGCTGATCTGGGTCTAATTAAGACACCAGATCGCACAGAGACTTACATACCAGTAAGTCACCAAGAATTAGTAACAAGAATTAAAGAAGCAGGTACAAAACACTATAATACCTCACCTTTTGAAGAGAGACTAGAAGTAAATCATAGAGGCCAACAGATGTTTGGTAGTATGACATTTCACCATGGCTCTAGTTTAGCAGGTAGCGGTATGAATAGAAGTATAGGCTTTCGTAATTCTTATGACAAGACATTACCTATAGGTGTATGTGGTGGAGCATCAGTATTTGTATGCTCTAACCTTATGTTTACAGGTGATATTATTAAGATGCGTAAACACACGCAGAATGTAGAAGACGACTTAGATATTCTTATACAGAAGCTTTTTGCTGATGTAGATCGTCGTTATGATGAATCTGTTGAAGCTAAACAAACTATGCAAGAAATAGAATTTAGCGATACAGATGCAGGTAATTATTTTGGTCAATTATTCGTAAATCAAGGTGTTTTGAATGGCGCACAGTTAAACAAAGCAACTAAAGAATGGTTTGAATCTCCTGTATTTACTGAGCGTACAGCTTGGTCTGCATATAATGCATGTACAGAAGCACTTAAAGCTGCACATCCAATGAATGCTTTGGAAAAGTATACTAAATTACATACATTTACAAAAGAATTTTCGATAGACCCTTATCTTCATATGTTGAAGGAAGAGACCCTACCGTTCTAAAATGTAAATATGAAGAAAAGTCCTTATAATGGAAAAGAAGTAGATCTTACAGAAGTAAGACATTTATATAATGTACTAAAGTTTTATTATGATGACTTGGAAACTCTTAATATTGATGCAGTTACGGATATAATGCGTATGGAATTTGGTTGCAAAGTAAGCAAAAATGACGTATATTTATATCTTATTACTGCTCAGTATTGGGATAATGATGGTAATTTATTGTGTCATGAATAATTGTATTGAGTGTAATAATACATTAAGATGTTTATCAGATGATGTGCTGATGAATTTAACTGAAGAGGAACTAGATAAATATTTAAATTGCGATGAAAGTGTCTTTAAACTTAACAAAGTTGAAGGGCAACAAACTGACTCCAAGCGAGTTTGTTTACATGTTAATTAAAAGCGAAAGCGGTAAACAACTCGAAAAGTACCTAGAAATCCTACCTATAGACGAAGCAAAATTGCAGAAGCGTGGCTTTATTAAAATAATGCCCGATGACTCTCTTACGCTCCGTCAAAAAGCGTTGGATCTGTTTAAGGTACGAGGATGTGAGGATTGTTGGAATCAATTTGCTATTGCCTATCCTAGAAAGGATCAAGGCAGACCTTTACATAATGATATGAAGCGTAACAAGCTTAAGTACATAGCATTAATAGAAAGGAATCCTGGTTTGCACGAAACTATACTTAAAGCTATTGCAGCTGAACATGAGGATAGAAAGCAAGCCAGTTACACTAATGAGTTTCGTCCACGTTGGAAAATGATGTCATCTTATTTAAACCAGGAAGCCTGGACTATGTATGATGGTATTGAACCCCCAAAAGCAAGTGACGAACAAAACTATGGAGGAGATTTAATATGAGTGAAGAACACAAACCTTTACCATGGCGCCATATATCTAAAGCGTCTAATGCAGCATTGCGCTATATAGACGGTAGAAGAAAAGGCGAGATTAAATCTCTAGCCACCCCTTGGAAAAAGTTTAATAGAATTTCTATGGGTGGTATAGAATGGCAGACTATCACAACTATTGCTGGTATGTCTGGTAGCGGTAAGACTGCAATACTCGGCCAACTTGAGACAGGATTGAAAGATCTTAATCAAGAGGAAGATTTTGCAATGCTCTCATTTAACTTTGAGATGTTATCCTCACGGCTGATTGGCCGTAAACTTAGTAATAAGATGAATATTACTACACAGCAATTATATAGTGCGTCGGACACATTTAAACTGAATGACAATTACTATATGAATGCAGTACAGGAAGCTCGTAAGTTAAATAAGTATGATATAAATTACGTAGATATACCAGGTAGTGTAAAATCTTTAGAAGCTACAATATTAGCTTTTTCTAAAGAAAAGAACAAACCTGTTATAATTATGTTAGATCATACTCTACTTGTAAAGAAGGTGGGCGGTGCGCAGGATAGAGATCTGCTCTATGACTTAATGGCTATGTTTAATGGTCTAAAAAAAGTTATTAGAGTTGCGTTTATCCTTATATCACAGATGAATCGTAATATCGAGGCATCAGAGCGTATACAAAACCCTGATTTACATTACCCTAAGAAGCAAGACATCTTCGGTGCAGATGCATGTTATATGTATTCTGATATTGTTATTGTAACACACAGACCAGAGATGCTTGGTATTAGGGCATACGGCCCAAAGAGATGGCCTACAGATAATGCTATATTTTGGCATTACTTGAAGGTTAGGGAGGGCGAGCCTTGCATTGCTTTAATGGAAAATGATTTGGCTCATAATCAAATATTAGATGCTAAACCACCAACCTATTCAAGCAATGAAAGTAAAGAAGTACGAGAAGAGAGTGTCGGTGATACTCTTGAACAAACCCAAGGCTAGAGATTGTGATTATGTTTTATATGCATTTGTTTTATTAGCATACAATGTTAATTTAAATACTCTAAGCACCAGAGATTTTCTAAAAGGTTTACACAATAAAGAATATCCTTCATTTGAAGGGGTAGGACGTTGTCGCCGTAAACTTCAAGAAAAACATCCTGAGCTTAGAGGTAATAAATACAATGCAAGACATACAGAACAAGAAAACGTTAAAAAAGAAATTAATTTATTTTAATCATGGAAGAATCAGAAACAATTAAATGGGGCTTTAACGATGAGCCCCAAAACATTAGAAGTGAAGAACACAGAAACTATCTTATTACTAAATATAATAAAGATAAGCCTGAAGAACACCATGTTCGCACAATGGAAGAATTAACTAAAGCATTAAAAAGAGAAAAACAAAACTAATGGCACAAGAAGTATTAATAGTTGGCGCTAGTGGGACAGGGAAATCCACTTCAATTGCAAATTTAAACCCTGAGTCTACATTTATTGTTAACGTAGCCCGTAAGGCGTTACCGTTTAGAGGATGGAAGACTAAGTATCCTATATTCGACAAAGAGAACCCACAAGGTAGATTCTGTTCTACAGATAAACCTAGTGAAATTCTTGGTTGTTTGAATTACATCAATGAGAAACGTCCTGAGATCAAGACGATTATTGTTGATGATTATCAATACACTATGGCTAATGAGTATATGCGTAGAGCTAACGAGACTGGTTTCAAAAAGTTTACTGAGATTGCTCAGAATGCTTGGTCAGTTATCAATGCAGTTAAATCTATGCGTGATGATTTATTAGTTGTGTTTATGATGCACTCAGAAACTACATTTGACGCACACGGTAACAAAGTTACCAAAGCTAAAACTATCGGTAAAATGATGGATAATGTAGTTACCCTTGAGGGTATGTTTACAATTGTATTGTATACAGATGTCACAAAGAATGAAACTGGTATGACATATTCGTTTATTACACAAAACGATGGTGCTAATACTGGTAAAACTCCAAAGGACATGTTTGGATCTGTTAAAATACCAAACGATTTAGTAATGGTAGCAGAGGCTATCGAAGAGTATAATAATTAATTAATTTCTAAAAGAGAGAAAAATGTACGGAAGTAACGTAGAAAGTAACAACACAGGTGGTGCAGTACCATCGGTAGGTATTCAAGAAAATTGTGAATTAGTGAACGTATCACTAAACATGGATAAAGGCGGAAGACTTGACTTTGAATTCAAGCAGTCTAATGGTGCAACAGTTAAGCATGCAGAATTCCCTGCTAACCCAGACTATGGTGATGTAGAGAAACAAGCTACAGATGTATCTCGTCGTGTAAAGCACATTGCTACTAAGTTTATGCCTGAAGCAGAATTTGTAATAGAAAATGTTACATCTTTTGCAGACTATGCAAATAAAGTAACAGCTTTGTTTGGTCAGAAGTTTATAGGTAAGAAATTTAGAATGCTATTTATTTACAGAGGTAAATATGCATCTTTGCCAAAGTATCCTAACTTTATCGAGTCTATGGATGTACCTGCAGACAAGACTAACATTTATATTTCTGATTGGAATAAGAAAAAGTTAGTTAAGCCTGAACCAGATGCAGCTACAGTAACACCAGAAACAGTAATGGCCACAGGTGGTGCTGAAATGCCGTTCTAATGTACGGCAGTAAAGTAGTAGAGCTAAGTGACGAAGAAATTCTAAGCAGAATTACCTGCATAGATATTTTTGCTTACTACATAGGTAAAGACTTTAAGATGGGGAGAGCTATGTGTTCTCCCCTTCGTAAAGATAAATCTCCTTCTTTTACTGTCTTTAAACATAACAGCGGTAAATTCTTTTTCAAAGATTTTAGCACTGGTGACTCAGGAGATTGTTTTACATTTCTAACAAAAATGTACAGTCTTAAAAGGTTTGATACATATCGTCTTGTAGATAATGATTTCCAATTAGGAATATCTACAACATCTTTTACAGCGCCCACTCAAAAACATATTGGTGAGCATTTAAAAGAATATGAAAACGTTGAACCATCTTCTACTACAATACAAATTAAATCACGGCCCTGGAATAACAAAGAAGACAAAACTTTTTGGTCTAAATATGGAATATGTTGTAACATCCTTAATAAATTTCACGTCCAACCCGCAGAACACGTGTGGGTTAATGATAATCTCATTGTTAGCGCTAATAGGTACAATCCTATATACGCTTACAATTTTGGACAAGGAAAAATAAAAATATATCAACCGTATAGCAAATTTAAATGGCTTAGTAATACTAGCGTGTCGGACCTTCAAGGTTTGAGCCAACTGCCTGAGCGTGGAGACACGTTAGTTATTACTAAATCATTAAAAGATGTTATGTGTTTAGATATATGGGGAATACCTGCAATTGCTCCAGCGTCAGAGAGTTGTGTCATTCCTGCAGACATTGTCAAGGATTTATATGACAGATTTGCACGAATATGCATATTATATGACTTTGACCGCACTGGAATATCTTTTGCTAACAAACATAGGAAACTGTATGGATTTATACCATTATTTTTTACTAATGGAAAATTCAATACCTTTGACTACAAAGCAAAGGATTTGTCGGACTTTATAGCTAATCGTAGCTTAAAGGATGCGGCAGAGTTAATAGAATATGTATGCCAAGAGGAATATTTATACCAGGGAACGTCCCATCAAGTAAGAATGGTAGAAGATGGACAGGACGATACTTTATAGTATCTAAGCAAACTGCTAGATATTATAAAAACAGTAAAAAATATTGGGTTGAAAATAAGAAAGAGTTTTTAAAATTAGTAAAAGGCAAAGACTCACAGAATAAAAAACCTTACAGAATATCATTTAAATTTATACGTAAGAGCAGACACAAGTTTGATTATATCAATCCTGCTCAAACAGTACAAGATCAGATGGTAAAGTATGGTTGGATTTCTGATGATAATGCACAGGAAATGCTTCCAATCTTTTTAGAATTTGAGTACGATAAAGACAACCCAGGAGTTTATATTAATGTATTAAAATCTTAATTATGTCTAAACTTAACATTATATATCCAGAAGACTTTAAAACAAAGTGTTTTAATTATCTTCGACACTTTATGGATATAAGATTGCTTACCTCTGCTATGGAAAATGGTAGAGATAATATTGTGCGATACTATCTTGAGAATGCATTAGATGATCCAGAATTATATGTGGATCATATGGTGGATGAAGGAGATCGTAAAGTTGCAAACGCCAAAATTCATGCCCATAAGCAACGGCAAGAATTATACAATGAGTACATGGAATTATTAACACAAACAAAGGAAAAAGAAAATGTCCGAAGAGAATTACTACGCTAAAGAACAAGTTTCAAATAGCGATTTAGGGGAGCTGAAAATGTCTCCAAGAAGATTTATGATGCGTAAGCAGCATGAAATGGCTAGTAAAAAAAGTGCTGCAATGGAACTAGGATCTTTGATTCATGGATTTGCACTTGAGCCTGATAAATATATTATGGCAGACGTCGAACCTGTAGGCGGTAAGATGGGAGAGTATATAAAAGCTTATTTTCAATTAGAAAAGGTGGGTACACCTGAAGATAAATTATCTGAAATGGCATATCAAATGTCTGGATATAAACCTTCTCACTCTAAACCAGAAACTATTTTAAAGAGTTTCAAAACTAAAGAAGAAAATGTAGCTTATTATAATTTTCTTAAAGAAGCTGATGAAAAAATTCCTTTAGCAGCTAAAGACAGACAAATAATTGAAGGATGTTTAACTTCATTAAAAAGTCATGTTGTTTCTAATAAATTATTATTCTCAGAGCTAGAAGGTAATGTAGAAACATTTAGCGAAAAAGAAATATATTTTAATCAGGATGGGGTAGATTGCAAGTCTAAACTTGATAGAATGACTGTAGATCACGATAAAAAAACTGTTACTATTGCAGACCTTAAAACTACTAGTAATTTAGTTTATGGTGAATGTAAAAAGTTAAAAACTAAAACAGGAGTTTTATTCAGAGATTGGCATACTACAGGTTTCTTATTCAATTGCTTGCAATATGCGTATTACAGACAACTTGCATTTTATATTAATGCAGCTAAAGCTGAGTACCCAGACTACAATGTAGAAGCTTTTATTATTGCTGTTGACACTAAAGGATCTTATGATACTGCAGTTTATCAACTTCCTAAAGAATGGATAGAAGAAGGTAATAAAGAAATAACAACTTTATTGTCAGAATATAAACATTACAAGGAAACTAATAACTGGAATATTAAGAAAGGTTATGAAGAGGCTGTAATATATTAATACATTTAAATGTAGAGGGATGGCGCAGAAGAGACAAATGTTTAATAAAAGTTATACATACATACTTCCTATGCTTAGTACACAATTTGATGTGGTTAAAGCTAATCTAGTTAATACTTATATCGGTTGCGATGAGTATTCTGGTTATGATAACCATATTTTCTTATTGTATAATTACGTAGGAAATCCAAGATTTATAGAGTATGAAGATTACTTGGAACACACTAAATTATTTGTAGCAAAATATGATCCTGACAAGTATCATGTTATGTTTATATTTAAAGTTCCTGAAGAATACCAAGATGTTTATGATAAATTTAAACAAGGTAAGTATTCTACATTTTCAGAAGACTATAAAATATTAATATTTAAATTTCATAGTATAACTAGTGAAAATCACAAGGTGGCTAAAGTTCTTTACAAACATCCAGAATTAAAAGAAGAGTTAGAAGATCGTTTAGATATAATTCTACCTCCAGATTCAGAAGTATCTTCTGTTCCCGACTTAGAAGTTGAGATGTATACAGAAGAGATGAAGGTAAAAGAGCTGGTGCCTCCAGAAAAACCATTTGAATAAATGAAACTACAACAACACACGAATGTCGAAGAAGTTATCGGCGTTCAAAAACAACACAAGTTCAAAATTACGGACGGATCTCAGGCTATCATTATGGATAGCCTGATTAATTTATACTCGGACCCTATTGGTTCGATTGTCCGTGAAATAACTTCTAATTGTATAGATGCAAACCGCGAGCGAAACTTAAAGATAGACGGTAAGATTCCTATGGAAACAGAGGATGATAAGTCTTTCTGGTCTAATAAGCAAACGGTTTGTATCGAATACATTACGAAGAACACCATCCTAGGCGTGGATGAGTGTATGATGTTCCACGATTATGGTTGTGGCCTATCTCAGAAGCGTGTGCAAGATGTATTTACTACATTTGGCGCATCTACTAAGAGAGATAACAACTACGAGATCGGTGGGTTCGGCCTCGGTGCAAAGTCACCTCTGGCTTATGCAGATACTTTTTATGTATCTAGTAGACACAATGGTACTGAGACATATTATATGATCTATCGTAATAACGATAACGTTCCACATATGGATCAGGTATATCAGGCAGCTACAGATCAACAAAATGGTACCACTATTATTGTCCCTATTAAAAGCAGATATGATGCTTCTGACTTTAGAGATGCCATCAGTAATCAGCTTGCATACTTTGACAACATTGTATTAAAGAATGTTGAAGAAGGTATAGGTAAAGTTCGTAACTATTATCACGGCAAGAATGTAATAGAAGAAACAGATTCTTATGTCATCACTAATGATGGCGCTGATCCGTGTCTTCTTGTAGGTAGAGTTAGGTATCCTATTAACTGGAGTATGCTTAAAGATGTAGATGAATCTTACTATAAAGCTAGTGTAGCTTTTAAGTTTAATATTGGCGTGCTTGATCTTGTACCTTCTCGTGAAGAGATACGATACACTCCTAAAACTATTACACTTATTAAGACAGTACTTAATGATGTAAAGAAAAAGTTTAAGGATGATATAGCAGCCAAATATGCTGATATTACAGATTACATTGAATATTTACTTGCTATATCTAATATAGGTGGTGGAGGTTATCATTACTCATCTCTTACAAGTAGTGATCCATCAGCTGTAAAAGCTAGTATGGCAGACTTAACAGCTTATGATGTGCAGTACAAGCCTAATGAAGCCCTTACTCCTAGTAGAGGACATGGTTATGATAGAGCTTTTCATCAAATATTTGATGGTATATCTGTGTATCATTGTAAGAAAACTAGTAACTCTGCTGCCATAGGCGGTGAGACTATATACAATAAAGAGTTGTTTAGTTGGCATGAAGTTTTTGATGCACTTACAAAGGTAGAGCATATGTATTATGTGCAGGGTAACTTTAATAAGCTTAAAAGTTATTCTATTATAAACGGTAGAGAAGAGCAATCTTTTGTAGCATTTAAGGCAGATATACATAAGATAGGTGCTAAGTTAGATTCTAAATCTAATAATCTTAGCG